ACCGCGACTTATAAAATATATCAATAAAAAGGTCGTTAGCGAAAGAGCCAGATATTGGATAGCACAAGTTGTTTGTGTTGTAATAGGAACGATTATAGTATTTTCTACTGGAGGGTTTGAGTGGCAAAAGTTTTTAGTTAGTGTATTAGCTATTATAACAAGTGCAAATATTGCTTATAAGAACTTTTGGCAACCTGCTTTAAATAGTAATAAGTAAAAGTATGAATGAATCAAAAATATTTATTCCATTTCAAAAGATTGACAAAGAAAAAAGGATGGTATTTGGTTATGTTAGTACAGAAATGATTGATTCTCACGGTGAAGTTGTTAAAAAAGAAGCAGTTCAAAAGGCGTTTCCTGAGTATATGAAGTTTGGTAATATCCGTGAAATGCATCAGCCATCAGCTGTTGGTAAAGCAAAAGAATTTACTCACGATGAAATTGGAACTTGGCTTGGTGCTAAAATTGTTGATAAAGAAGCGTGGAACAAAGTTAAAGAGAGAGTTTATAATGGTTTTTCTATCGGTGGAAAAGTTTTAAATAAAGTAGGTAATGTTATAAAAGAAATTGAATTGAATGAAATTAGTATAGTAGATAGACCTGCTAATGAAAAAGCTGTATTTCAAATTGTTAAATTTGCAGATAAAAAGCCAGAAGATACAGAAAATAAAAATCATAGTTTAATAGATAATTTTAAAGATAATTTAGAAACAGGCAAAGCTGTCGTTCAATTAATTGTAGACGGCAAGGTTGATTTGTCTGGTAACGCCCCTTCAACGGAAGAGGGCAACGGAGGCGATATGATTAAGAAAAAAAATAAAGCTACAGATAAAGAGGTTAATGATCCATTGAATGAAGAAGAAACTACTGAGGGGGAAGAAACAACTGAAGAAAGTGGTGAAGAAACCACTGAAGAAACTACTGAAGAAACAGCTGAAGAGACAACTGAAGAAACTCCAGCTGAAGAAGAAACTACGGAAGAAGAAACTACGGAAGAAACTGAAGAAGAAACTACTGAAGAGACTGAAGAAGCACCAGCTGAAGAAGTAGTTGAAAATGTGTCAAAAGCACGTCGCAGTAAAAAAGCTCCTAAGGAAGAAACTACTGAAGAAGTTGAAACACCAGAAGAAACAGAAACACCAGAAACTAATGAAGAAACTACGGAAGAAACCACTGAAGAAGCACCTGAAGAAGAAACTACTGAAGAAACAGAAAATGAAGATAGTAAACCAACAAGTGAAAATGTTATTGTTGGTGGTGAAGATACACCTACTGTTTCACACGAAATTCACAAAGCTATTATGCAAAAAGGTGTTCCTGAAGTAACAGCTTTGGCACAATTAATTGACCATATGGGATTTTTAACAGAACGCTTTACACAAAAAGGAAGAAAAGGTGCAAAGGATCTTAAGAAAGCTCTTTCTATCATTCTTAATGTTCTTCAAGCAGAAGCCAATTTAGATGAAGATGTTCAAAAATCTGGCGAAGTAGCTGTTCTACGAAAAGAGGTAGTGCAACTAAAAGGTCAGGTTGAGAAACTTTTATCTAAACCAAAAGGTAATGCTCCAAAAAGGTTTGTTGTTACTAAAGGTGTTGAACAACCTGAAGATTCAGCAAATGAAGATGCAGCTAATGATATAAAGAAAAAGGATGATATGACGCAAGTTTTGAAAGAGATTGATGAAAACCACGCTGCAATGCAAGAAAATGTTGGCAACCCTATTATGATGGAAAAACTTAAAAAGATAAGTCAGGAATTATCACAAAGATATTCTGAAGTGAAAAACAGGAATGTTGTTTAAAGTGTTCGTTAAAATATTAATTCATAGTTAAATCAAACAGAAATGAAAAACTTAGCAGATTTGGATCTTAAAAAGATCCTATCTGATGAGAATCTATTAGCTGAAATTGGTGCACAAATTCAGAAGGCTGCTGTAACTGATGGAACTTATACTTTTTCACCAAGTACTCGTAGTATTTTTAATGCTGAGAACTTGGATCCGATTATTAAGTTGTTAGTTCCGTTAGCTACTCCAGTTAGAAACATTTTCCCACGTAAAGCTGGCTTCGGTCAAGCTACAGCGTGGAAGAAAATGACTTCTAAGCTGGATCCTTCTGCAACTGGAACAGGCACTAGTGGATTTTTTGCTGATGCTGGAACTCCAAACGAAACAACCCAAACTTATGTTGTTACGACTGCAGCTTACAAGTTAATTGGTAGAAAGATAGAAGTTGGTTTGAAGGCAGTTGCTGCCTCTCAAACCCATCTTCCAATTGAAGATGAATTGACACGTATCAAGACACTTGAAGTTATGCAGATTGAGGAATGGGCTATTTTGAATGCTAGTTCTGTAGCTGACTCAAACGCTTTTGATGGATTGTCAAAGCAAATCACCACTAATTCTGGAACTGCTGCTCTTTTGACTGCTTCTGGTATTTCAAGCAACTATGCGAGAACCATTTTTGAAGCTGGCGGTGCAGCGACTCATTTAATTTTGAGTCCACGTCAGAATAACGCATTAGTTGATGAATTACAAACAAGCGGTTCAATTCAGAGAATCATTGTTCAGGATCAAGGTGCTGCGGTATCTAATATGCGTGTTACAGAAATAGTTGATGCAAATAGTGGCGGTATTATCAAGATAGTACCTTCCATTTATGCTGGTTCTTGGGCTTATCTATTATCAGTCAAATCTCCATCTGGTGAAAACTGGATTGAAATGGAAGATTTGATTCCGATGATTAAGATGGATGTGCCTAATACTAGCTTTGCATTGACGAAGTTTATTGTTGAAGCTACAGTGCTGAAAGTTATTGCGGAGCCGTATCAATTTAAAGTGGGTGGCTTGGCCGTTACTTAGATTCTTATCTGATTATTATCAATTAAAGATAATAGTTGTCGGGTTTGGTATTCACAATTCCTTACCTGACAATTGTGAAAGCTATTATAAGCAATTTGTATTGACATTCAGGCTCGTTGTAAGTCCGTTAGAGACGATTATAACTAACTTTTGGGGGTTTCCCCAACTATAAATTTATGTACACAAATCGTAACAATTTACAGGCATTTTTGAATATTACCATTTCAGGAACTGGATTAGAAAGCCATATTGATACTGTATGGATTCCTGCTGTTAAAAAAGTAATTGACAATTTTTGTCATCAACCTGAAGGATTTGAAGCAGTTGATATTGAAAATGAAAAGGTTAAAGGTTTAGTTACTTCTGAGGGCGAACTTTATATTGTTCCAAGAAATAAACCTGTTAATAGTATTACAAGTATCGCAATTGGCAAAGGTACTAGTTTTACAATACTCAGTTTAACTGACAATGATGATAATACAAGATATGACATTACACAGCAAAGTCATATTATTTTTCCTAATCAAGAAATTGCAACAACCGGAACTTTTACTATAACTAGTTTTTGGGAACTTAGATTCAAGAACTTTTTTGCTAAATTATCTTACAATGCTGGTTATTCAACATTGCCTGAAGATTTTGTTCACGCTGCAACATTATTATTAGCAGATATTTATCGTAAGCAAGATAATGAAATAGGTAACAGGGCAGGTTTGCGTAGTTTTGGTCAAGGTCAAATAAATTATACTTATTTTATGAGCAAAGAGGGTCAATCAGAATTAGTAAAACAAGCATTTGAAATATTAGGAGTATATAAAAATGTAGAATTATTATGATTTTAGACAAAAGAGCTACAATTTTAAAGTTAGCTGAAGATGATGAAGATTCTGACAAAGAGGGTTACGCTGTTTTTGCAACAGATGTTAAAATAAACATACAGCCAGCAGATACAGACTGGACTGCTTTAGGTAATGGTAAATTTGGTCGCACTTGGGTTGCCTTTACAACAACAAGCGGTATTGATACTACTATGAAAGTAATTGTTACTGCACCAACTACTATAAGCGGTAGAAAATATATGGTAAATGGTTGTGAAGATTGGGATACTGGAAGTATAGTTCATAGAAGATTATTATTAACAGAACCTAATGATTAATTTATGCAATCAGAAATACATATTAAAGGTTTAGCTGAATTAGAAAAGGCATTTAAAAAGTCACCAGAATTAGTAAAAAGAAATATGGGTGTAGCAATGGAGATTTCAACAGGAATAATTAAAAATAAAGCTAAAGTAAAGGCTCCTGTTGGTGATACTGGTTTATTAAAAAAGACAATTAACGATAAAACAAAAATAGGAATTAGAGATGTTACTGGCGTTATAAGTGCTGATAGAAAATATGCTCCTTTTGTTGAATTTGGAACAAAACCACATTATCCTCCAATCCAAGCAATTAGTAGCTGGGCAAGAAAGCGTGGAATTAGTCCATATGCTTTGGCAAAATCAATTTCAAAAAAAGGAACAAAAGCTCAGCCATTTATGAAACCAGCTTTAGATAGCAGTATAATGGCAGTAGAGAAAGTTTTTGATTCAGCAGTTAATTCAATTTTAAAAAGTTTAGCAAAATAGTATGGCTAATCAAAGAACAATACAACAATCATTGGAATCTAAAATAACTACAAATTCAGTTCCTGCTTTAAAAAATGTTTATGGTGGATATGCACCAGAAAATGTTGATGGTTATCCTTATGCTGTTATTCAATATTTAGGAAATGAAAAAGAACCATTACAAACAAATACTGACAAGGTAACTTATTCATTTGTTATAAGAATATATCAAGAAAGATTAGAAGAAAACTTTGGTAAAGCAAAAGCTGAACAAGTTGTTCAAGATGCTATTGTAGATATAATGAATGTTATTGATGCTGAACATAATTTGGGAGATCCTAATATACTTTTTATTGAATCAAGTAATGATGACGCTGGTTTTGTAAAAGATGGGACAGAAAGATTGTATGAAGTAACATTAAGATTTGTTACAACTAAAGGTATTACATTATAATTAACTTAAAAAATATGGAAGTAAAAATAAAATATACTGGCAATATGTCAGTGACAAACATTCCTACTGAAACCAAATGGTTACCAGAGGAAGTAAAAAAGGTCGGACAAAAAACAGCAGATGAGCTGTTAAAAGATAATAAATTTATTGTCGTTGAGGATAAGCCGACAATGGTAATGCCAAAACGACGAAGAGGGAGAAATAAAATATGAGTGCAGCAGCAGGACGTAAAGGTTGGATAGGTATTGCTCAGGAGACAACTCCAGGAGTGCCTGTCACACCTTCAACTTATATTCCCTTTAATTCAAACACTTTAATACCAAAACACGAACCGATTGGTGATGATGAAGCATTTGGCGTTAGAGATGCAGAGTTTGGTTCTTCTGTCAAAGGCAAGCGGTGGGGTGAAGGAGAAATTGGCATTTTTGCTGAGTCAATTAATGTCGGCTATTTATTAGGTGGTGCATTAGGAACATTTGGAACACCAACTGATAAGGGTAATGGTGTTTATGAACACGAACTTTCAAGAAACAATAGTGATACGCCACAGACATTTAGCATTACTTCAGATCGTTCAGTAGATAGAGATTTGTATACATATGCAGTAATGAATAGTTTTACACTTGAATTTTCCGATGCAGAAGCAAAAGCAGTTGCTACTGTTATGTCTCGTTATCCAATAACAACCGCTTCTGGTTCATTGACATTAGTTTCCGGAACTTTTTTCACTTTCAGAAATGCAAGAGTTCAGTTTGGTGCAAATTTAACTGCAGCACAGGCTGCAAGTTTTACTGAAGTTCAGAGTTTGACATTTAACATTAACAACAATGCTGAAATGATTTTTCGTTCAGCGATTGTTGATGGAAGTAGAAGTGATGAAGGTGATGTTAGTTTAATTGCTATGGGTAAATTTGAAGTGAATGGTGATTTTTCAATGTTATTTGAAGACACTACACAAAAGGATAATTATAGCAATCTTAGTAAACAAGCATTGGTTCTTGTATTGCAATCAGAGAGAGATATTGGTGGCGGTGAAAATGATAAACTTGAAATTAGATTGCCAAAAATTAGAATACAGGAAAGAAGTGTTGAAACAGGAATTGATACATTATTCGCTGAAACGCTTAGTTTCATAGCTGAATATGATTCAGGTGAAGCATATACAACTAAAGCGTTTTTGACTAACAGAAAAGCATCTTACGGTTAATTAATTGGGGCGGGTAATTCCGCCCCTAGGTAAAGTTAAAACAATGATTATTAAAATTACAAATGGAGAGATAACAATTAAAAGTTTTTGTTCACGTGGTTTAAGAAAAAGAATAAATGAAGCATTGTTTAATGATGTTTCTGTTGCAAGTGACGGAAAAGCAGAAGGATTTAGTATTCAATCTTATGATAAAGCAAACGATGTTGCTATGATGGGTATGATTGAAAAAGCTGTAATTGAAGGAAAAGATGTTGAAGTGAATCAAGATTTTATTGACAATCTTGACGCTGAAGATGCAGATAAAATTATTGAAGAGATTAACAAAATTACAATTAAACCAGTCCCAAAAGGTTAAGGGAGGATTTGCTCAAATATATAAAAGGTTGGAGCAAAAAACCTCCTAAAGAGTATATAGAATATGTTCTATGCAAAGAAATTAATTGTTTACCAACAGAATTGGACAAGCAAGATTCTAATTTGATGAATATATTTTTATATATTATTTCAATTTCACAAAATAGTGAAAAATAAAATAAAACAATGGCAACAACTAAAACATTACAAATAGTTCTAACTGCAAAAGACAAGGCAAGTAAAGAATTAACTAAAGCTAACACTGCTCTGTCAAAAATGGGAAAATTAGCTATCGCTGCAGGAATTGCAATAGCTGCATTAACAAGCATTGTATTAGTTAAAGCAGTAAAAGAATTTGCTGAATTTGAACAGGGAATGTCAAGGGTTAAAGCTATTACAATGGCAACCGAAGAAGAGTTTAAGTTAATGACCGATCTTGCAAAAAAGATGGGCAGAACTACTGTGTTTACTGCAAAAGAAGCAAGTGACGCAATGAAGTTTTTAGGTATGGCTGGTTTTGAAACAACTGAAATTATGTCAGCATTACCTGCTACTTTAAATCTGGCTGCAGCTGGAGCTGTTGAATTGGGAACTGCTGCAGATATTGTTTCTAATGTTATTCAAGGTATGGGTGCAACTGCAAAAGACACAGAGAAGTTTGTTGATGTTATGGCTAAAACTGTTACATCTTCAAATACTAATATTATGGAAATGGGTGAAGCTATGAAATTTGCAGCACCATTAGCATCTCAATTAAAAGTTTCAGTTGAAGAAACTTCAGCTGCGGTAGGATTATTAGCTAATGCAGGTTTAAAGGTAACAATAGCTGGTACTGGATTACAGAAAATAATGGCAAGAATTGCTACTAACGCAGGTGGAGCGAGAACTGAACTTGACAGATTGGGAGTTGAAACATTTAATTCTAATGGAGAGTTTGTTGGTTTAGGTAATGTTATTGAAGGAACAAGACAAGCATTTGAAAAAATGACAGATCAACAAAGGGTTCAATCTGCTGAGACAGTAGCTGGTTTAGTTGGATTAAAATCGTTTTTAGGTTTAGTTAGTGCAGGTGAAAATGCTTTAATTGATTACACAGAAGAATTAGAGAATTCTGCAGGAACAGCTCAAAAAATGGCTGATATACAGCTTGACAATTTAACTGGTGCTTTTACTTTATTAAAATCTGCAGTGTCTGGCGTATTGATAGAAATTGGAGAAAAGTTTGCACCAATGTTAAGAGGTGTAGCTGATATATTGAATACCTTTTTAGGTGTAGTAGCTGAAGGCGGTGGTATATTTGAATTCTTTAAAGGAAAAATAGAAGATGTAATTAATTTTATAGAATTAAATACTGGTATAATTACTGTTTTAAAAACAGCATTTCAAGAAGTTGCTATAGTTTTTCAACAAATGTTATTGCCACAATTAAGAGAACTTTGGGTTCAGTTGAAACCTTTAATGCCATTTATTTTAGTTTTGGCTAAAGTTTTTGGTGTTATTTTATTAGGTGCTATAATAGCTGTTGTTAAAATTATTGAATTCTCACTAATTATTGCAATTCAAGGTATATCAAGAACTGTAGAAATTGCAGGAAAAATTGTTGATAGCTTTAAAGAATCTTGGGATCTTATTGTTACTGCTATTTCTAAAGTAATAACATTTATAGATAAATTAATTGGAAAAATAAAACAATTAAATATATTAAAAGGTGCAGGTAATATGATAAGTGGGTTTTTAGGATTTGGCGGTGGCAAAGCACAGGGTGGTTTAGTAAATCCAAATAAATCATATGTTGTTGGTGAGCGTGGTCCGGAAATGTTTACACCATCAGTTGGCGGTAGAATTGTTCCAAATAAAAATTTAGGTGGAAGTAATGTTATTAATATAAACAACCCAGTTGTTCGTGACGATAGAGATATAGACGCTTTAGCTGAAAAGGTTAGCGATGCATTAACAAAAGGTATTATGAAAAATCAACAAGTATCATTTTAGAAAATATGTATGACAAAAATATCAATTACATTTTCAGGGATAGAATACAATCATCAATTAGTGCTTGGCAGTTTAGATGTTAAGGATAGTGCTAATTTAAAAACTGCTAAATTTAAAATAGTTCAAGCAGCTGGTGAGTATGAACCAATGGAAAACAGAGAACTTATTATAACAGATTCAAATGCAAATAAAATATTTGCTGGTTATACAACTTCTACTAAAAAAATTCAATCAGTTGTTAGTGGAACATTGCTATATCAAGTTGAAGCTTCAGGTTATGGTGCTACTTTATTAAAAGGTGAATTAGTTCAAGAAGCATTTTCAGATCCAACTTCATTGTCTGGAATAATAGGTTTTCTTTTTGTTACTTATGATTCTTATAGTATAGATTATACAACACACGTCCAAGATGATGTTACCGTTGAATCTGTTGTATTTCCCCATATTAATTTAAGAGAATGCTTGATAAGATTAAGAGATTTAACTGGACGCGATTGGTATGTTGATAACGATAGAAAATTACACGTGTTTTTAAAGCAAAGTGAAACAGCCCCAATTGATATTGATGAAGATAGTAATAATTTTAGAGATTTATCAATAGAACCAGACACAAGTCAGTTAAGAAATCAAATTACTGTTAGAGGTGGAAAATATTTATCAAGTAATTATTCGCAGGAACTTATTACTGATGGTTTAGCAAGAGAATGGATATTAAGAGAAAAACCAAAAGAATGGGTTAGTTTAGTTGAAAATGTTCCAGCGAGCGGTCAATCTTATACAAGAAAAGTTGGCGTGGATCCTTTAAATGAAGATACAGGCTATGAATATATGTTTAACTTTCAAGAAAAGTTTATACGTGCAGCTGAAGGATTTACAACTTCAAGTGGAACTATTTTAACAGCTACATATAAGTATGAAATTCCAGTAATTATTAAAGCTTCAAACAATGAATCAATTGCCACAATGAAAGGTTTATTAGGTGGCAATGGAATATTTGGTTTTCAAATATATAATACAAATATTAAATCAAAAATTGAAGCAAGGGATAGAGCTAAAGCAGAATTAGATGATTTTTCAAATCCTTTTATTAGAGGTGGGTTTAATACTAGTAATAATTTAATAGGTGCAACAAACATTTTAAGAGCTGGGCAGTTATTAACATTTAATGTAGCTTCAATTGGTCTTAATAATATAACATATCAAATACAAGAAGTTAAATGGAAAAGCATTGATGATGATAAATTTAATTTAGGAATAAGATTTGGTGGTCGTCTTACTGGGTTTAAAGAATTGATGCGTAAATTAAATATTGTTGGAAAATCAATTGATGAAGAAGAAGTTTTAGATACTATTTACAATGTTGAAGAAAAAGTTGGTATAACAGAATTAATAACAAGAGAGCCAAACACAAAAGATGTTGATGAGAATGTTGGTATAACAGAAGATATTTCTCCAAGATTAGTTACACCGCCATTTAAATGGGCACCTACTACAAGCGGTTCATTGGGTCAATGGAATTTGGCTGAATGGGGCTAAATAATAATTATAAAAATATGAAAGAAAAAATACACGGAAAATTAAAGTTTAAATGCAATATAGTTGCACGTGTTTATGATAGTTCAAAAATGACTAAGTTTGATGAACTACATAATCAAGCAATTAAATTATTTGCTAAAACAAAAAAGGCAAAAGAAATTGGGTTTAGAATGTTGCCACATTTAAGATTAGGTGAATAAAAAAGAGTTCATCAACACGGAAATTTAATAACTAAAGTTGGAAGAAGCGTGATTGCCCGCTGGCTTGCAGGTGACAACACCTACAGTGCTGTTGACGGAGTTAATTATGGTGCATTGGGCACTGGGGTAACTGCTCCAGCAGATGGCGATACAACGCTTGAGACAGAAGTGTTTCGTAAATTAGTTAATGATGCTAATATAGGTTCAGGTGCAGATGTTGATATTTCTTACATTGACTTCTTTTATAGTAAATCTGATACAGATGGAACATACAAAGAGTTTGGTTCATTTATTGCAGGAACTGGAACTATTGACACTGGTCAATTATTTACGCACGTAGCTGTTAGTTGGACTAAATCAGCAAATGAATCTTTGACAGTATCGTGCAAATATACTATTAGTGATGAAACATAATTAAAAAACTATGCCTACAATACAAGTAACAATTACAGCTGATGATATCGTAGAACTTCATCGTAGAATTAATTTTCTTTCTTTGCAAAATGATGACATTACTATAACTACCATTAGATATGATGGTGTAGATTATGATTTTACTGGTGCAAATGAAGTAAAAGATTTTTTGAAATTAGCAAGTTTAGGTATACACACTCCAGTTTAATAATAAATAAAATAATATGAATTCAAGTAATGTAAATTCTGGTAGCGATATACTTGCTGCTCAATACAATAATTTAAGAGGTGATTTAATGATACATAATCACGATGGTTCAGAAACCCAGCCAATAAGAGTAACAACTGCTTCTGGTATTAATGCTGGTGAAACAATAGGAAACCGTAAGATTGTTTTTATGGATGATACTGATAATGAGTTTTTAATGAGTGACGCTGACAATACAGATCGTTTAAGATTTGATGGATTTAGTTTAGAAGCAGGAACTAATGGTAATTTAATGAAAGTTCAAACAAATGGTATTGTTGATGGTTTGTCTGGACTTGATGCAGGAAAAATTTATTATGCTAGTGATACAGCAGGAGAAATTAGCACTACTCCTGGAACTTATGCTATTCAAGTTGGTGTTGCATTGTCTGCCACTCAATTATTAATACAAAAAGACCATCACAAAGTTCATTGCGAGCTTGTTAGTGGTAGTAATGCTTTCGGTGCTGGAACTGATACTCACGATGTAGCTATTGTTTCTGGTTTTAGAGGTAAGACAATTAAACTTTGGGGGGCAATAGACGACTCAGATATTACAAGTGGTAATATCCACGCTGGTGGTTTTGGTAGGACATCTGAATTATATGCTCCATCTGTTTATCATTTAGGAACTTATTTTGGATATCATTATAATAAGAATGATAACAATTTAACTGACCAAACGGCTTACTTAATTGGAATATTAAATACTTTTACTAAAGATTGTAAATTGACTATTACAGATATTACTGAAAATGGATTTAATTTACATTTTGTTAAAAGTGGAACTGATGCTCAAACATTTTATTGGAAGTTTTGGTTAGAGGTTGTTGGATAAAATTTAGTTAAAAAAAGTCCCTCGTAAAGAGGGACTTTATAAGTTAGAAATTTATATCTCCAACAGGTGGCGGTGTTTCATCTGCTGATTGAACTCCAGCTTCTTCCATTTCTTTTTTCTTTTTACTTTCAACAACTTTCATAGGATGTTCCAATTCTTTAATTTCAGCTAATTCTTCTTCAGTCAAATCTGAAGGTTGAGCAGGCAATACATTATAAGAACGCTTTTCATTACCTTTACCTTCAATCATTCTAACATTTAAGTCATAAGGGAAAATGCCATCTGGTTTCATCTCAAAATTGTATTCTTGAATTCCAGTAATGTCATTAATACTTTTGAATACAGTGTAAGATAAAATCAATTCTTTAATTTGCTTATCGGTTCTATCAATTATAAAACATAAGTATCCAGGAATTGGTTTATTTCCAGCAGCACACAATGGACATCCTTTATCTTTACCAAAACAAATGTGGTATTTTCTTTGGGTTTGGTCAAAATGTCTGCCAAGAACTTGCAATGGTGAGACAACTCTTATTCTATTGTCTCCAGCTTGGAACGAAAAGAATTTACCGCTACCAGTTGGAAATTCTTTGTTCCCTTGTTCTAATTCATTGTCATATACTCCCATAGTTTTTTTCCTTTCTTTAATTGGGGCTTTCCCCAAAAGTTAATTATAAACACCTGTAACGAGCTTACAAGGCGTCTGACTTAGC